CGGTTTAATGATTGTTAGTATTATTTTCTTCAAATTTCAAAAAATATTTAATAAAGCCCTATTCATACTATTAATATTAGGGAGCCTAAATTTTATTACTTTTATCAATCAATATAATTTAACTTTAAGCTTGGGATTTGGAAATTTTCGTTTTATTAATCTACAAGTCTATTCATTAACATTGTTGATTTTATATTCCTTCGTCAATAGAAAAAAAATAAAAATACAATATATCAAAATCTTTGGAAAAACAGAACAAGAAATTATTAATGAAAAAAAATCTCTTACTAAAATGTTCAAAAAAAAATTTCAGGATTTAAATGAAAAAGAAATTAATGATAAATTATAATCACAAAAACGAAATACCCAAAATAGTAAAACGAAATGCCCAAAAATTTCAGGCGGTTTTTTGTGAATCCAAATATATAAAATAAACTTTAAACCGTAATTAATCACGGTTTAAAGTTTATTGTAAGGGCTTCTATTTTTGATTTTCCGGACTTACGGACTTTTATATCATTGCTATACCACCCAAATTCCCGTCTATATTTGTCGAGTATTGGATTCGGATAACTTGACAATATAAACTTACCTTTTAGCTTAGAAAGTGTATCTAAAAGCAAATTAAAGTGTTCCTGCGTATATCCACCATAGTGCCCTTGATGAGCACCAACGTAAGGCGGATCAATATAGTAAAACGTTTCCGGACGGCCCCACAATTAAACCTATTTTCCACTGCATATCTTCAACCGGCAATTCTGCCGTATGCTCCCAGTTTGCGCCACTCTCGGCGTTAAAAAGGCTCTTCACTCGATTCGCACGGTAACTGTCAAAGTCCGCCGTGCTGTGTTTAACTTTTATTTTCATACGTTTACAATTTTTAGTTTATATCCCTTTTTCTTTAATTCTTCAAACACCTTCTTTTGGTGCTGCTCGCTTTCACAAATCACAATGACGCCCCATTGTGGTTTGTATTGATATTTTTTCTTTGCCATAATTTTATTTTGTTTTAATTTTGTGCTACCACAATAAAAGGGAATACCCCACACAAACCGAAAGCTTTTGCTCTCGGCACCTGTGTGGGGTATTCCCTTATACTTTTATTGTGGTTAATTAAGGTAGAAGGTGTCGGGGGCTTTTTTATGCCCCTAATTTATTTCTTGGTTACTATTTTTAGCGTGCCGTTATCATTCCATAGATCACCTACATTAAGCTTATCAGCCGACGTCGGCAAATTGGGTATATTTAGTGTTTTAGCGTATATATATAATATCTCTGCATCCATATTACCCTCAATTATGGACTTCCCGTTTTTAATATTTCCGAGATATAACATATTACTTTCGGTTTCTTTACCGGCATTTTTGCCTATGTATATATTATTATCGCCGTTTTTGTGAGATGTCCCTGCATTGATGCCGACGGCAAGGTTATAACTACCTAAGGTTTGGAATAAGCTCTCTTTGCCTATAGCTATATTATAACTACCGGTTATTTTTTGACCTGCAGAATAACCAAAAGCTAAATTATGATGCCCCGACGTGTTAAAATATAGCGACCAATTACCAACCGACACATTACCGTTGCCGCCGGTATTCTGATCTTGCGATCCATAGCCAACGGCAATATTATTATCGTTGGCATTCGCATTCTCCAACGCATAATGACCTACTGCAATATTGTATTTTTCGCCTTTCGAATATTTAAGGGCATCAGCGCCTAATCTAACATCGTTTTTATCACTTCTAATTTTAAAATTTTCAGACAATACATCATCACCATCTATAAATGGCACCCACTTACTGCCTTCCGCATTGCCGGGGCTGTAATACCACGTTTTTTGTCCGTTGGCAGTTTTTACAATGCCAAGTTTGTCATTATTCTTAACTTCCGCTAAATTGTTTGGGTCGTCGTTATTCTCAATAATGCAGACCCCAAGTGTTTTTATTATTCCCATATCCTTTTATTTTTCTTTGGTTACTCCTACTACCGATCCAAATGGCGATACAACACCGTCGGTATTGTTTTCACTCCATAAAAAATATTTGCCGGCACCAAGCATTTGCAAAGCCTCTTGCATTGATGCAAAAGATTGTAAACTTTCGGCTGTTTGCAGCTCGGCAAGCTTTGCCTTTTCGCCGTCTGTATAATCGTTACTACTAAGTTGCTTACCCTCAACTTTATCAACCTTTGCGGCAAACAAAGCACTATGGGCATTTTCAGATTTTAAATGATTTTCAAATGTGTCAACGTCAATTTTACTATTGATACTTGCCGGCAGATTATAAATCTTATCCATCGGAATAGGCTCATCTTTATGCCAAAAACTGTTCATCCATGCCCAAAACTGATTTTGGGTGGGTTTTAATCCGGTTTTAAACCAACTTTTTATGGTCTCTATCGGCGTTATCTCAATACCGCCGCCTTCGCGATTATTTACTTGTGTTGCCATAACTAATATCCTTTAAATTGTATATATGCCAATGTATAATAGGGAGGACGGTTCTCATGTGATTGGCCGCCACCCGTTTGTTGTATGTTTAACTGGTGACTGTGCCCTCCTGCGTCGTTGGTATAACCGGGTCTTGAAGTAGAATTAGGTGAACTGTCATTTCCGCCGCCTTTCCAATCACCGGAAGCTTGTATAACATGCCCGTAATGATTATGAATACCACCGTAATCTGTTCCACCCGCGTGCGTATGTGCAGGCATCTCATCTTCGGTAAGGGCATGAGCTTTTTCACCACCGGTTTTGCCAACTTGGTCATAATCGGTATCATTTGCATTATAGCCAACAACAAACCTGCCCCGCAAATCAACCGTGCCGTTTTGACCGTCGCACAAATACCAGCCCAAAGGCAAATCCGACAAATTGCCGGCATACATGCGAATTTCGTCAAGCATAACCGCACTTTGCAAATATGCACGCCTAAAGTCCGCCCAGTTATATTGATTAGCGCCGGAGCCAAACTTTACATACCGTTTTTTATAGGTATCTCTATTGACACCATCGGCATAGGGCATTTGGGTAACTTCTTCCACTATAATAACCGTTGGTTGTATGGCGCCTCCCTTAAAAAAGAACAGCTCGCCGTTCAAAAATACCAGCCCGTCCATAACCGTATTACCAATCATGTCACAGCCGTAAAGTATAGCTTTATCGCCGGCAATACCGCCAAGCTTGTTGAGTAAATCGGCGTGAGCCTCTTGCATAAACTTGAGCGTGTCCTGCTCAAAAGGAAATCCGCCCGGATTGTCTAAAATAACATTATTCATAAGTGTATAATTTTAAATTGTTTAACATCTTGTTTATAAAAATTGATATGCGACCTAATCGCATAGTTTTGTGGTGTCCAGACCTCCGGCGGAACTACCACAATAAAGTCCACCGATGTATCTTCGTAATCGTCCCTGTGGTATATATATACAGATTGTGTCAAAAAAACCGGATGCAGTTCCGCAGTTGTATAGATATACAGACGGGTATATTGGTTACCGTCCATAATGTATATACGACGTTGCTGATTGTCAAAACGGTCGTTTAGACTTTTTTCCAACGAACAAACCTGTCCGGTATGCGACAGTTTATACAAATCTTGTTCGCGGTCTTCACGCCAACGCTCATACATATTTTGAAGCGGCAATATACACACCTTCACAAAGCCCGATAAAACCGGCTTACGCAAAAAAGTAGGCAATAGCGACACCGCTAATTTGTATAGATTAATTTGATACCACATAATTTATATTATCAAAGTTGGGCACTTTAAAGTAACCGCTAACAGGCACTTTTTTTACATCAATGGGCTGCGGTGTCGAGTAACCGCCTCCGGTATCTATCCAACTGCTTTTGGCAACCAGCAGATGCGGTATTTCAACACCTTCTACGGCTTGCAACTTGTCAATCAAATGGGCTAATACCAACTCGCCGTTAAAGGGCAACTCCTTCATGTATGATTGTATGGCTTCTTCCACAGGCTTATTGCCGTATCGTATAGAACGACCGTTACCATCCAATACAAGCGGATTGTAATAAATATCCAATGTCAAATAAAGCAAGTCCGGTAAAAAATTGATGATATTAACACGCGTGCCGGCATATTTAAACCTATCTACATAATGTTCTACGGCGGGTATATATGACGTGTCGATTGGCTGTAACTCGCCGTTGTTTTCACCGGCGATTTTAATAATGATTTTTTTACGATCATCACTCTCTACAACCGCCGCATATTTGATGATTTTACTGGCAGCTATCTGATCAGGTGTCGCACCGGTATTGTCAAATTTGTCAGAACCTGGCAATAAATTAAAGCCGTGCTGGTATTGCAAAATCATATATCTATACCATGGCAACCGGCCTGTTTTTTGCGTAGCTATTTGCTCATCTATTTGTTTACGGTGCCATAACATAAATTGCGACAGTAACGCTATTGCATAACTGATTATATCAAACAAAATGTTTTCAAAACTGACCAACGAAAAAACATCCGAAAAGCTTTGCCCCGGTTGCAGTCCGTAAGCCGCTTGTATATATACGTTTTGCATAAAAGCATCTGTTATTTGCTGTTTAATCTCTTTTTGTGTCATCTTACTATAAATGTATTTTCAATTGTCATATCGCCTATACCGAACATATCGGTAATATCACTGTTATCCCAGTGCCGTAAACGGGTTGCGGGCGGATCATTCTCGGTAAAAAATCGGACAACGGCAGCACGTGATACAGCCACCGGTTTAACATCAAAACCAATAGGCAAATCATCAGTAACGGATATGCCGTTTACAATCACCATATCCAATAAGCCGGACAAATCGCCGGTAAGCTCCAAACATTTATCCAAAATATTTTGTCCTTGCCGTATTTTACTCATAATGCGCCTCTATTTTTATGCGGCCGGTATGGTATAAATCCAAGTCGGTAATTTTTAAACCATCCAAAGCAAAGTTTTGTCGTATTTTATGACGAAACGCCAATAAGTCATCGTCTAATATCATATCTTCAATACCAACGCCAAGCGTAGGCATAAACTTAAAATCTCCGGGCTGTGCCAATAGTATAAAAGCTTTATTTTGCTCCAAAGTATCGCCTACAACCAAACCGGAAACTATTTTACCGTAAACATCATAAACCGGTGCAACTTTTAAATCAAGCACATTGCCCTCATCGGTGTTTGATATCACCTGTATGCCTCTGTCTTTCATTGCAATTCTCCGTTAAATGTGCCGGTTACGGCTCCGCCTCCCGAAGGTGCCGCCAGCCCGTTATAATATACAATACTTGCCTCTTTTACTTCATCAACAACCGCCTGCGCCAACCGGTCGGCAAACTCGTCAATGCTGTTATTCTCGCGGGTCATCATGTCCTGCATAATTTGTTTAATCTTGTTTTTTAGTCTGTCTTTATCAAGTGCCATTTTAAAGTTATTTTAATAGTTGATTAAATTTGGTTTCAACCTGCTGTATCTCCGTAATCGTGTCGGGTAACGGTGTTCCTGACGGCCCCACAGGGGTAAATACCTTAAATTGTTTGAGCAATCGCATTAAATCGTCCAAAACATCTTTGAGAGACACCTGTCCGTTAGCCACCTTTACCTTGCCGTCGGTGCTGTCTATCAATACTTCCAGACCGTTTTGTTTATAACTTATTTTTTCAACTTCATCTACCTTTACAACGGTCAAGTTATCAGGCGCACCGGTATAACTCAACAGGCTTACTTGTGTGCCTGTTTTAGGGATTAATAACAAAGCATCGCTACCGCCTATCGTGCTTTTGAGTTTTACGTCGTCTATTTCCAAACCGCCTGCCAGTTGCACAGTGCAGGTATCACCGCTTACAGCAGTTACCGTCGCCGTTATAGGTGCATAATTGCCATTGTTGGCAATCTCTTGCAAATATTTTTTTATCTCTTTAAGTTTGTGATCCATCAGCCTAATTTTATACCGGGTGTTATAGTTCTTACACCACCCGACGCACTCAATTTGGTTGTAACACTCTCAACATAATACCGGCCCGTTTTGTCCGGATAATCTTCATCCTCTATTATGGCACTGTAACCGGGCTTGCATACCGGTATCAACCAAGTGTCAAAACTCCCTTCATATTTATCCGCCTTACGTTTATTCAAAATGTTCTCTGCCAGCTTTTGCAACGACGCTTTGGGCATGGCGCCCACCTTCATGGTAAATTTATCGCCACCGGTAGTGCCGACAGATACTTTGGTAACCTTTCCGCTGACACCGGTGCTTTCAATCACCACTTCAAACTTTCTACGACTTTTGTCTTTATACTCCAAACTCGATGTCTCGACATTGCGTTGCATGGAATATTTTACCTCGCCTGTTTTTTCTAAATAAGCCGGATGTATATGTAACACTTTATTTTCTGTATCAAACCATATATTTGCATGGGTCTCTTGCTGTATCTTTTTCAATACGTCATAAGCGTCTGCCTGCCGTATGGTAAATTTTTCATAGGTAATACCATAATCGCAATTTACCGTATAGCCATCGCCAATTTGGGCACATAAATAGTTCGCAATTTGTTTGATGTCGGTATTTTTAAGCTGTTTGTCCGCAACCGGTTTACGAAACAAGAACAGAGCGTCTTCACATCGTATCTTGATACTACCGTCAGATACAATAATATCCGTTACATATCCGGTAAATTCTCTTTGCAGGTTGTCGTTATAACCCAAGTCAATTATAACCTGCGATCCACGACGGATTTTACCTTCCAAATTCAGCGGTTTGTTTAAGATATATTCGGGCAATACAATAGTGGCCGTATCTGCTAAATTATTCACACTCGACACAATTTCAACCTCCGACAATAAGGCTAATTTATATCGGCGACCGTCTGTATTAAATTGTATGTTCCACTCTATCTTTAACATTTTTGGCTTTTTGGCTATCTGCCTTTTACATCTTTTTTTATTGGTTTATATTTTAAAGATGCCTGCCCAATCAGACAGGCATCTTGTAAATTAGATAATTACTTTTTAGGTTTTATGATTTTGTCTCTTGGTTTTGCCGTATGCTTTTCCGACAATTTTCTTACACGTATCAGCTCTACCTGTTTATAAATATATCTGTCTATCAGTAAAGCCTCGTTGTATAAGGTGTCAGTTCCTGCATAATGTAGTTTGCCGATAACTTTATGACATAACGTATCGGGCGGGCTGTAAAAAGTCTTTACGCCCATAAAACCACCCGTATCCATAACTACATAATCACCGGCAACAACGGTTGTCTCCAACTCAAAAGAGTGGTTAAAGGTCAAAGTTTCCATAACGGAATAGTCACCGGCTAAAACATAAGTTTTAACCTCCGAATTTTGTCCCGGGTCGCTGTGACTGTGTGCGAACCCCGTGTAACTGACAAACGCTATCAGTAACATAAAAAGGACAGCTCTCGCTTTCATAAATTCTTTTTAAATATTTTTAGTGCCTTATATATCGGTGTTTTTTGACTTCTCTTGTTAAAATCACCACGGGTATATTGCAAGGTAAACTCGGCAACTTCATCCGCTGTATATAAGTCAAACTGCTTTATCAAATAAAGGCGAATTACCTCCTTAAAGACTATCATAAATACAATGATGATAATGCCAGCCACTATTATAGCAGTTTGGTTTTCAGATAAAAATTCAAATAGTTGTTTCATAATACACTTTATTTAATCGTTTATTTCCAATAATAATTCATAGTCAAAATCGCTATATGCTTTGATCTCATACGCCTGCACGTTTTCGCCTTTGGTAAACGGGAATGAAAAATCTTCAATCACGATATAATCTATACCCAGTAGTTGAAACGGCTCCGCCTGCACTTTTATACGCCGGCCGGCTGTCAAAAACGCTCTTAATTTTTCAAAGTCTTTCCGGGGGAAACACTCCGATACATCACCGGTCAATATAGATCCTATCAAAGCACCGGTAATGGTTATTTCATAATCGCCCTGGTTCCAATATTCTTTGATAGAACCGGTCAGTTTTTTAGTATTGTTTTTGGTACTGTGTGCTTTGGCAACATTGCGCTTAACTACGGTATGCTTGCCCGATATACTTATCATAGGTTCATAAGGAAACAACCATTTTTTACCGTCCAGTTCAAACCACAACGGAAAGAATTGCTGCTGTGCGGGCAGTGGATTGTCGGCACGCCAAACGGGTAAATCATCAAAACCCGTTTCGCCTGCCTTTGGCTTAACCTCTTTTTTGAGCGGCAAAAACGGAATGGGTGGCAACACGTGTTTCATCAACTCGTTTTGCACGGCTCTAAAACGTGGTATGTTCACCTTTGAACCTACCAAACTTGCAAATAATATGTCTGTGTTTGTCAATCCCATTTCTAACTTTTAAAAATCTAACTACCGGTAGTGCTTGCCATGGCCAATAAACGCAAAAACGCATCGGCGGTTTCAGCCTCTATATTTTTGGCACTTTCTTTATAATCCCTGCCCGATACTTTTATCATTTCCACCAAGCTTTTTAAGTTGATGGTTATGTATTTGGTTTGTCTGCCACCGGTAGCAATATTCTGATTGGTTTTTTTACCTTCATTATTTTTTGTAGTTTCATCATTATTACCTAACAGACTTCCTAAAACGCCCGGCTTTTTTGGTGCGGAAATACCGGACTGCGAGCCACTTGTGCCGGGTTGCGACTTCCAATGAACAGAATTAATAGCTTTATTAAATTCCTCTTTTGCTTTTATTGTAGTCTTTTTTAAGTCGTCATAAGCCTTTGTAATAGCTTTTTTTCGTTTTTCCATATCTGCGTTGATTTTTTTAATCATCGCATCGTTTTCTTTTTCATCACCTAAGCCAACGGCATTTTTAAACTTATACCAAGCTATTTTCATCTTGTCAAGTCCAATCATAAAAGCATTAAACAAACTCAAATAATACAGTTTACCGGCTAATACAAAAGCTTTAAGGGTTAGCTTGGCGCCTTTAATAGTATGATACCATGCCTCGCCCCAACCTTCTGTTTTACTTGCCACCCACATAATGGCAGAAGCAAGTGCACTCACAAACAAAATGATTTTACCTATTGGGCTCATGTTCATCACAAAGTTGAGACCTTTTTGTGCCATAGTCCACAGCTTTGTAGCGCCGGTAACAATCTTTGACGAAATGGCTTTTGCCTTATCAATAGCTATCGAGCGTTTTGTCCAAAGCACATGAGCCTGATAGGCAAGCGTTAAAAAGCCGATGCCGTAAGCCAGACCTACTACAATAGGATTTCCGTCTTCAAATAAGTCTATAAGCCAACTCAAAGCATCAGCTACACCGCCAACAACAACTGATAAAACCGAAAAAACAGGTATTAATAATTTAGATAAAACACCCCCTACTTTTATAGACAAATAGGTAATATTGCTCCATAACTCTTGGATATTAAACATAGGGTTTTTGGCTTTTTCAAAAGCCTTTTCCGTTTCGCCTTGCGACTGTGCTGTGGCTTGCAATGCTTCTTTTAACTTATTACTATCCGATGATAGTGCCATAAATGCCGACCGTGCTTCTTTATCAACCAAACCGATTTTTGCCAAAAAATTTGACTTGTTTTTGTCGGTCATACCGTCCAATTTTGACTGCAATTGCGAAAAAATTTCGCCCATATCTTTAAGCGTGCCGTTTTTATCAAAAATAGAAACCCCCGCTTTTTCAAGCCCTTTTTGAATATTACTCTTACTCAAAGCCGAAAAGGCATTTTCTAAAAGCATAGTCGATTTTTCCGCTTTAAAACCCTTACCGGTCATATACGCAAACAAACCGGCAGTTTGTTTATAAGTTACCCCGAGCGACTTACCCGAAGCAATTAATGTAGGCATATAATTGGCAAAGTCTTGAAACTCACCGGCACCTACTCTTTTAGCGGCAAAAAAGGTATCCAATACCTCTTGTGCGTTGGCATTTTCTTTACCAATTAATGAAAGCGATTGAGCCAAAGCACCGGATACAATATTTACGTCCGTAAATCCTGCCTTAGAGCCTTTAAGCGAAGCTTTTAAAATATCTTGTGACAGAGCAACATCACCGGTTTGGGACAATATTTTTTCATAAGCATCGGGAACTGTCGCCAAACTAACTCCGGCTTCTCTTCCCATATCCATCAGATTATTACGCAACTCTTTTAGCTTTTCATCTGACAGCTGGGCGGTAGTATTAACCTTTGCCATACCTTCATCAAATTTTAAAGCCATTTTGCCGGCACTAAACATGGCTATTCCTGCCTGTGCAACCGGATTAGTTATAACTTCCGAAAATGGCAAAGCGTTTACGGCACTTTTTAAATTCCGTTTAAACTTGCTGCCGTTTATGGTTTCAAATTTTCTGATCTCTTTTTCCAGCTTCTTTATTTCTGTATTATACTTGCGGATAGTTTCAATACTCTTTTGCGGTATCCAATCTCGCTCTTGTTTTAGGTGTTCTAACTTGGCCCGTAGAGCACCGACAGAATTGCCGGTTGCCTTCATTACTTTTTTTACATCAAGACTTTGCTTTTCCAAACGAGCAAAAATATCCAACGTTTTTTCGCTGGTTACACCTATTTTTTGTAACTTTGAACTGAGTTTGTCGTTAAGTGATAAAGTATATTCTAAAACGTCCGTCATTATGTTTGAATTTATTATCAGCGTTTTTACCCTATTAATACTATTCAGGATTATCGCTTTTATAGTGCAAAATATTGATGTTATATTCGGTGCAATTCTTGCGCTTATACTTATTGTTATTGCTTTTCCGGTATCGCCCTATGTTCAGGCATGGCAATTAAAACACAAACAACCTGTCATGGCATTTTTGTTGGTTTTATTCCCCACACTTTTATATATGCTTGCGGCTTTTATCTATTTTTATATGCCACGCCACTTGTGGACGCTTTAATTTTTTTCTTTTTCCTTACCCCTTATATATTCAAGCTCTTTTAATCGCATCGCCCATTCTTTATCTGTAAGGGCGTCCGGGTCATCGATACGCATATAGTAGCGCAACTGGGCGTTACTTATGCGTATCCAATCGTCCGGGCGAACCTCCGAAGCCCTTAAAGCTTTTCCAACTTTGCTTCTTTTACTTGAATAATCTCTGACAATTTACCGCTGACAGCCAAAAAATAACTGTCGTTGGTTTTTAGCTCTTCATCACCGGCAAGCCAGCAACCGTTTAAGATAATCTCATTAAACTTTAACGGATCTTTGCTACCGACACTCGATGCGTAGCTCAATGTCTTTCTATCGGGCGAACGTAGGTATGCCGATTTGTCATCGACACTTACCTTAAACACATCGCCGTATTGTTCTTTCCACGCATGTATTTGCTCTTTACTTACTTTCATATCACACTTGGTTTTGAAGTTTTAGAAATACAATAGGTAAGGTAATTTCCATAAATTTGTCCCCCTGTTTAATTTCCTTGCTCGCCTCGGTAAAACGAATACCGACGGCACGGTCTTTGGTAATGGGATCGGGCGGATTGCCATAAGCAAATAAGCCGTCAAGCGACAAACCCAATATACTGCCATTGCCGGCTTTTACCAGTGCCTCGTATTCACTTTGCAACATCGTGATTTCGCCTTCGTAAGACACATTGCCACTTTGTATGCTGTGCGGAAAGCGCCCTTTGGCATACAATGCCTCACGCTCAATTTTTTCAGAGTATTTAACACCTCTGATGCCGGTAATATCTCTACCGCCAAGTATCAGGGTCAAGTCTGCCCATTCATATTGTCTGCTGTCAAACATAGTGCTAATTATTTAAGTTTACGTTATATCCTAATTTGACATCCAACCAACGCAACATACCTTTGGGACGAATTTGCAATAGCATTTCAACCCTTCCGGTTTGTGCCACGTTTTTTGTGGTGTCTATTTTTGCTTTTACACCCAAATCTTTCGGGTTGGTCTTATCTACGGATAACTCGCCTTTGGCAGTCATCTGCATATAAACGGCTGTCTCCACATTACCCTCCAAAGTGCCGGCATATATTTCGCTGACAGTGCCGTCATTATTCAAATCAAAGTCATCTAATATAGCTTCACTCAATATATTGTGGGCAATACGGTAGGCTTTGTCGGCAACACGTCTGCGGGTGATGTGGCTGTAATCATCATCTAATCCGGTAGCCAAAGGATCATCGGTAAAATAATAACCGCTTTTTCGCACATGTGTGCGGTAGGTGATATAGCCTTTATCGTGCAGAGCAGCAACATCGTAATATTCAACGGGCATATCTACAATATAAGCGGTGGGTGTTGCCAACGAACCCAATCGCACTTTGCCGGCATTCTCCTGCACGCCTATGGCGGCTAATCTTCCGGCTAATATGTGCGTGTCTGTCCCGTAAGTAACAGGCGTATCACTCGTTTTTTTGCTGTTACCTATAAAAATACCTACACGGTTTTTATCATCTTCATGCAGGTTGGCAAGATCGGTATCATTACCTGTAAACATATAGCCCTCTAACAGCACAAACAAAGGTGCATAGTTTTGATTGGTATAGTTCTCGGCAAATGTTTGTGCCTTGGCTTTTGCCAAAGTTACATCTTCGTCAAAACCGTTTGCCGTATTGGTAGGCTGTGTGGCAGGACTGTATTTGGTAAACAGCAAACTCAACTTACCGTTGGCGGCATCCGGTAACTTTTTTGCCGGAACCTTGCCGGTAGTAGCATCTGGCGTAAACCAATCACTTACTTTTTTATTTCGGTCAAAACCCATTAGCCAAAGCTCCGTGCCTTCGCCGGCTTCGGCATAAAACTCTTGCAAAGCTTTATACAGCACATAATTATCCGTGTCCGGAACTATGCCCAACTTGGCAACATCTTGCATTCCCTTTACTTTGTAAGGAACTTCTAAATCAAACTTACCGGCAACCGCAGTGGCACTCGCCAATAAGCCGAATATACCGTCATCGGTAGGAACTACCGTGTGCATATTACCATTGCTAAATATGATACTTAATCCGGGTAACATAGCTTATTTATTTGGGTTAGTATTAGTCTCTTTGTCATTGCGGGCCCCAACTCGTTGGGGTGTGGCAATCTCTTTGTTCTTTCCGGCTTCGGCTCCTTTTTTCTTTGCTTCTTGCTCGGCTTTGGCTTTTGCTTCTGCTTTTTCAATTGCCTTGATTTTTTCAACCACTGCTTTTTTTACCTTTACGGTATTGATACCTTCGGCAATGGTTTTTACTTCGGCAATGGTTTTGGCTTGGGCTATTTCGGCCAAAATAGCTTCCGTAGTTTTGGTATCATCACTTTTTACAGTGTGTTTTTCAACTTTTTTTACCGCTTTGTTTTTAAGCGTTACGGCGTGATTTTTGGCATCTGTTTCGGTAAAGAATTTATGCCCGTCTGCTGTTTGATAATACGCCTCGATATCGGGGTATTGTTTAAAAATTGCATCCATAATTTTTCTGGTTTTTATTATTTTCTTTTGGTTAAATTATTGACCACAATCAAAAATCCTAATCCTACAAACAAATAAACAATATATACGGGCTTAAATGTAGCCCCTTCGGATTTATAGTCCGTTTCTTTTTTACTGTCCTTTATTTTGGTATCTGCGGTTTTATTTTCTTTTCGCTGATACGGATTGATTTTAAACTGTGGTTTCTGCTTACATACGGTTTGCTCGGTAATGCCGTTTTTAGTTTTTATTTGCAAGGCAAGGTTGGTGCTGTGCCGTTCGTAAACAGTATCTATATCCGGGTCAATTTGCCGGTTGTTAAATGTTATACTGTCGGGCTCAATCTGCACAATACGCACACCTTTTTCAACCACTTGTTCAACGGTATGTATTTTGGTTTTTGTGCGTTGTTTTTCGCTGTGCTTGCTCGTGGTCTTTAACAAACCGCATCCGGTTAGTGTGAGCAACAACAATATTATTAGTAACTTTCTCATAAACGTTTATAAGCTAATAATCGGCTTTTGGGGTATGCCGATATTTTTACCTGATTACTTTGGTTACCGCCCAGTATATAAATATGTGTGGACGTTTGTCTGATAAAAAAACCTACATGTCCTTTCCAACTTTGCGGACTTTCGCGCCACAATACTACCACATCGCCTTGTTCTGGCGTGTAAACGGTTCTGCCTACGCTCAACCAACTGCGTGCTGTCAGTTTGCCGCTATACGGCTTGCCGGCTTGCTTGGCTACCCAGTTTACAAAAGCACTACACCAGCTTGTCTCATCGTGCAATTTGGAACCGTCAAAACCCAAGTCGTTAAAATACTTTAAGACTTCCGGGTTATCTCTACTTCCGGCAACTTCTTTGATGCCATATTGACTTAAAGCTATATGTAAAGTATCTTTTGTCATTGCTTCGGCTTGCCGTTTAGTTGTTTGAATTTTTGCAACTCGGCCACCAAATTACGGTTGGTTGTAATCAACTTTTGATTAGTCTTTACCAAGTCTCGGTTGGTTTCCATAAGCTTTTGATTGGCGGCTAACAACTCTTTGTTATGTTGCATCAATACGTCTATTTCTCTAATGGAATTGTTGAGCCGTTCGCTCATATCATCTAAAAGGTCTTGATAATATTTTGCCGCCTGCATCTCGTTTTCTGTCCGCATACGTATGATTTCTTGCCGGTTTTTTGCCCGGGCAAGTAACCACGCTAATAAAGCGGTAACTACGGGAGCTACAATAAGGCTTAATACTTCGCTACTCATACGATTAGGTTTTTTATGGTTAAGATGAAACACTACCGGCGTCTATTTCACTCCCCTGTTTCAGGGTTCTTTTCAATTATACGGTGCATCCCGTCTGTCACGGATGCCCGAAGGCAGCAACGGAGTTCCACCGTTTTTGACAGCACCGTAAATCCGGTATGTTTCAATTGCTCCCCGTGGTGTCAATTTAAGTTAGTAGTTCCCCCATGCTTTCGCACAACTACTAACCCGCAATGGTGGCACGGGCGGGCGCAAAATCTTTATAGTATGGCGCCTATTTTTTTGTTTTGGAAAGGCGTCACTATATAATAGTGTCTGTAAGACAATTCATTGGCTTGGTTGCGCGGATTGTTTTCGGCTTTTATAAAATACTGGCGAGTAACACCTGTTTTTTTAGCCACAATACCTACGGCAAAAGCTACGGAAGCAACTTTATCACCATTTTCTTTGATAGCACCAAAAGCTTTTTTCACTTTGTTGCTGTCATAGATAGGCATCACCGGATAGGTATGCAATTCAAAACCTGCAATTACAGGTTTGGGCTTACCCTGTGTATAGTCCACCAACAAGTTGCCGAAACGCTCACGGTCAAGCAATAAATCGTTCCAATGGTCATCGTTGAGCACCAAGCGACGTTTATCATCGCCCCATCCGGCTTTATCGCAGGCTTTTTTAAGGGCAACCAAATCGTTATATGTCAAACGCTTGCGTCCGGTTCCGTCATCATCGCCGGTAGCTTCCAATACAGGTGTAGCAGCCGTATGTTGCAACGGAGCCAAAGCGTGAATGGCTTTTTTAAACTTATTGACTACAATGCTGCGCACAGCAGCTTTGGTAGCCGTGTCAATAATGTCATAACTGGCGCCTATGATTTTATCATCAGGCAACGAAACTACTTTTGTTTGATACTTATCCAACGTAATCTCAATAGTGCCGTCGGCATATTGTTGATACGGGATAGGATATGTATTGTTGTTGATTAATACATCAACTTCAAATTCTGTTTCGGGCACATATATCTTATTAATCTCTGACAAGGTGCCTTTATTGATTTGCGATACATCAACGTTCATCTCGGGAATACCGTTCAAAAACGATGCTTCGTCTGACTTGTCAAGGTTTTGGATCACTCTGTCCAACCATACTTCTGGAAAATTTGCAGGCATAATTCTTATTTTTTAGTGAATAAATTTTTATATCCTTCAGGGTTGCTGGCCTTAAACTCTAATTGCTCTTGCAAGCTGAGCTTTTGAAAATCATCAACCGTTTTTACTTCTTTGACACCGCCTTGCTTAATGCCTCCGGCTAAGCTTTGTTTGGCGGGTAAATTGTTTAAAGTGGATTGTAACAACGAAAAGTTGGCTACACCCAAGTTTACAAAATCGCTTTTTTGGTCGGCGGTAATTTTGCCTTCCTTTACAGCGGTATCAACCATATCATTTATGGCTTGTAATTGTTCTTGCTCTTGCTTTGTTTTAATAGCGGCAAGTTCGTTCTCAACGGCTTTTTTTTGATTGCTAAGCTCTATCACTTTGGCGCTCAAAGTAGCCGCATCTAATTCGGTGCCCGCACTATAACCTAATGCAATGAGGGCACTGTCTAAAAGTTTGATTTTCATATCTTCTTTTTTTTCGGGTTTTTCTTTGTGGAGACGCCCAACTTGGTTTGGGCTGTGAATACGCCCAACTTGGGCGTCTTTACCTTCCATTTGCAATGAAAGGGTAAGTTGTTTTACTTCATCATCTGTAAGCAGTTCGCCGGTTTCTTTGGCATATAATCTGATAGCATTGCCGTTGGACGGCACGGCTACGATGCTGACTTCCATAAGCTCACATTTTTCCAATACGATTTTGTCGCCTATCAGCTTCATATCCTCACGGCTAAACAATATACCCATACTACAAGCCCGGATAAAGCCTCGCTCAACTTTACCGGCAATTACTTGCGCTTTTTCATCTTCCGGATCAAACTCCGGAACACCGCTTAGCGTGTTCTCATCGCGCTGTAAATCTTTCCAGCGACCTATGGTATTGGTCGTTTCATTCCAATGACCGTCCAACATCACCGGATTTTTTTCAAAACGGGTAATATCTATACCGGCAGTCCGGATGCTAAATCCGTAACTGTTATCTACGCGTTGGTCATTAAAAATAAATCTGTCGGGCATATCGCATAATTATTTTACGCAAATATGCCTCACAATGCAGTCGGTTCGTAAAAGTTGTAAAGTAACTTGACAATTTTGTAAAGTAACTTGACAACTTTTTTATTTCAAAGCCATTTTAAACCAACTTTGCAGTAAAAGACTGATTATGGGAAAATCAAAAACAAAAGAAAAAGAATTTGCCAAAACTTTATATCTCGACCCTAATAATGTATTAACCATTAAAGAAATTGCCGAACGGGTAGGCGTGCGACCTAATACCGTGAGCAATTGGATCACGTCGGAGCGTTGGGACAAAATGCGCAAGTCGCTGATGGTTACCCGTAAGAAAATGATAAGCGACCTATATGACCAACTCGAATGGCTTAATAATGATATAAAGAAACGCAAAAATAAAGTGGCCACCAATGGCGAAGCCAATACCATTGCCGTTATTACTACCAGCATCAAACGCTTGGAAAGCGAAATATCCATTGCCGAAGTTTACGAAGTGGCAACCGACTTTTTACAATTTATCAAACCGCAGCACCCGCAGTTATTTAAGAAACTGATACCGCTGTTTGACGCCTACATTAATACTAAACTAAACTGATATGACTAAGGCAGAGAAAAAAAGGTATTTACAACTGTGGCAACAATTTAGAGATAACAGTTACCGCAATACGCCTATTGACCTAAACGAAACCGAACTCGAAAAAAAAAGACGGGTAGAAAAACTTGAAAAAACACCGGAACAATGGTTTGCTTACTACTTCCCCGAATTTTATACCGCAGAGCCGGCAGACTTTCACAAAAAAGCAACCCGCAGGGTATTAAACAACCCCGAATATTACGAAGTCCGCAGTTGGTCACGTGAGCTGGCAAAGTCCACCCGCACCATGATGGAAGTGCTTTATCTGACACTTACCGGCAAAAAGAAAAATGTAATAATGATAAGCGATACGTTGAGCAATGCCGAACGCTTATTGTTGCCCTACAAATCCATTTTGGAAGTAAACCAGCGTATCATCAACGATTACGGCAAACAACAAAGTATCGGCAACTGGGAAAGCACCGAATTTATCACACGCAAGGGGGTATCGTTCCGAGCACTCGGCGCAGGACAAAGCCCGCGGGGAACAAAAAAGGATGCCGTCCGACCGGACGTTATCTTAATTGATGATATTGATACAGACGAAGAAGTGCGTAACCCCGACAGAGTTGCCGAAAAGGTCAAATGGATCAACAAGGCACTGATACCCACCCGATCTATTTCGGTGCCGTTGTTGATTATTGCCAACGGTAACATCATTGCAAAATACTGCGTGATTACCGAACTGGGCAAAATGGCGGATACTTGGGATATTGTCAATATACGAGACGAAAACGGTAACAGCACTTGGCCCCAAAAAAACACCGAAGAGCTGATTGACAGGGCATTGAGTAAAATCCCGTGGAGCGCCGCACAGCAAGAGTATTACAACAATCCAATTTCGGAAGGCGATACGTTTAAAGAAATATATTACGACCGCTTACCACCGCTAAGCCGGTGCAAGCAAGTAATTATTTATGCCGACCCCGCCACCAGCAATAAAGACCGCGCCACCAAAACCCGACAGGCAAGTTTTAAATCAGTGGTATTAGTAGGCGCCATCGGCATCAAAAGATATGTATATAAGGTATGGCTCGATCAAGCCAAAAACGCCACATTTATAGACTGGCTCTACGAAGCGCACCTTTACGCTATTGAGCATAAAGCCGATACTCATAAAATTTATATTGAAAACAACTCGTTGCAGGATCCTTTTTACCAGCAGGTATTGCTACCGCTGATTAAGGAACGCGGCAAAACATTTGGTATTATGTTGCCGGTTAGCGAAGATAAACGAAAAAAACAAGACAAGTTCTTTCGTATAGAAGCCACACTCGAACCGCTAAACCGCTTGGGCAACTTGATCTTTAATATCAAAGAAAAAAACAACCCGCACATGCAACGTATGGAAGACCAAATGCTGGGCGTATCGCCCAAAGCAAAGATTATGGACGGCCCCGATGCACTGGAAGGTGCCGTGTGGATTATCAATAAAAAAAATTACCAACGCAACACTACCTATGTAGTGCAAAAAGTAAACTCACGAAAATATTAAGATTATGTTTTTAACCTACAAAGATTTAGGCACCACGATGTATGGCTACCAAATACATCAAATAACAGAAGGCAACGACACTATTGTAGAAACAGCACTTGCCGCTGCCGAAGAAGAGATTAGAAGTTACCTTACCGGTAATAACAAAAAAGAATGGCTCGACGGCCGCATCCGTTACGATGTGGACGCTATTTTAAATGCACAAGGAAACAAACGCAACCGGCTACTTGTCAAACACGGTGTTACCATAGCTAAATGGTGGATAGTTGATTTGGCAAATGTCGATATTATCTATCAGCAGGCAAAAGAACGTTACGACCGGACAATTGACTGGCTGACCAAATTGGCCGCCGGCGAAATAACATTGTCCACCTTGCCGGTATTACCCGACGACGCACCAAACCAAAACAAAGAACCTTTTAGGTTTGGCAGCAGAAAAAAGTTTAACCATGAATTTTGAAATTAGATTTTAGAAATTAAAATTATGAAAAAAGCACACTTTAAAGCACCCAACAAAAGCGTAAGAATGGTAAAAAAACCTGTTTACAGCCCCAAAATAGTTACCAAAAGTATATCGCGCACCCGTCAAGACATAGCTACTTGGCAAGCCGCCCTGCGGCTAACACAAGTAGAAGAAAATCCAAAGTGGTTTAAACTGCAAAACCTTTATAAAGAAGTTTTGCTCGATGCCTTGTTTACATCGCAATACAATAACCGGCGGCTCAAAACTTTGTCGCGGCGTCCGGTGTTAAAAAAAGCCGGAGGCAAAATAGATCAAAAACAAACACAAGTATTGCAAACCGCTAAATGGGCAAACGAAATCAACCGCCATATTTTTGACACCCGGTTCTTTGGCTATTCGTTGATAGAATTTTCGTTTGACGAAACAGGCTTGCAAGTAACCGAAATACCACGTGCCAATATTGACCCCAAAAACGGCATTGTATATCCCGATTTATCCAAAGATGATAAAATCGAATATCGCAACACCAAAGAATACGGTATTTGGCTTTTGGAGTTCTTAAACAACGATGACCTTTACGGATTAATTAATAAATCTATTCCGCATATTTTATTCAAACGCTTTGCCCAAAGTGCGTGGAGCGAACTGGCCGAAATATACGGCATACCGCCGAGAGTGCTCAAAACAGACACGCAAGACCCGGTTGCATTGGCACGCGGCGAACAAATGATGAAAGATATGGGCGCCGCCGCTTGGTTTATCATCGACGAAAGCGAACAATTTGAATTTGCCAAAAGTGCCCCAACCAATGGCGATATATATGCCAACCTGATCAACCTTTGCAACAACGAAATATCAATGCTTGTATCAGGAGCTATCATAGGTCAAGACACCAAACACGGCAACCGAAGCAAGGAAGAAAGTTCAATAGATGTGCTCGACACGCTGATTGAAAACGACCTTAATACTATTGCAGGTCTATGGAACGAAAAAGTCATACCGGCACTGCAAAAAATAGGACTGATCAAGGGTGATGTATATTTTGAATTTGAACCGGCGGAAAATACCGAAAAGCTATGGGAAATGACCACACAGGCATTACCCTATTACGAAGTGGATACCGAATGGATTAAAGAAAAGTTTGGTATTGCGGTCATCGCCCCAAAAAACAAAGCAAACGAAAACTTAAACGCCGATACCGATTTTTTCGATTAAGCCCCAAAGGAATGAGCTTTGGGGCGGCGGTTGACCTTTATTACAAAAAAACACGTTCGGGCTGTCCGGTGCACGGCACGACACTTGCCAACGACAATGATGTTAAAACACCGGATTTCGGGTTGAATGAAAACCAATTGAAAAAGGTTTTAAAACAGATTGAAAACAATCCGAAACAAATGATAAACCCGGAGTTGTTTACTTATACCTACCGGATGTTAAATAAAGGATTAAGCCAAGCTTTTGATAAAATAAATATAACTGATCCAAATTTTATCAAGGTGCAAAAAATGCGCAAAAGCTTGGCGGTGTTCTCTGCCTACAAAACAGCCCACCAAACAGCCGACCTTAAAAAAGCCCTGCAACACGAAAAAACAGCCGAAGTGGCACAAATGGTCAATACCCGCTATAACAACGACTGGTTACGCACCGAATACGTGCATACGGTTCGTAGCGCCCGCCACGCCAATAACTTTTGGCAGTATCAAAATGATAAAGACCTGTATCCGTATCTCGAATATACACCCAGCCGAAGTGCCGAGCCACGCAACGAACACAAAAAGTTGTATGGTATTGTAAAACCGGTGGACGATGCTTTTTGGGATACTTGGCTACCGCCCAACGATTGGGGCTGTAAGTGTGGGGTAAAGCAAGTAAGAGAACCCGGAGCGCCCAAAGAACTGCCGGAGATTAAAAAACCGCCTGCCGTTATGCGACATAATCCCGCTAAAACAGGTGAGATTTTTAGCAACAAACATCCGATGGTAAAAAGAGTAACCGGTAACGCCAAAAAACAAATATATAAGGAGTTGCAAATATTAAAGAAAAAAACACCTGCTATATTAGCATATACAGGCAAAAATAAAGCAAAACTCTATATTAATGTATTTGCCAGTGATGCCCAAGATTTTAATGTTAATTTAACACATGCAAAGATACTGACAGATAACGGCTTTAATATTATACTATTGCACTATACAGATATACAGGGATTAAAAAATCCCGAGTTGCTTTTTATAGATCAGAAATTAATAGGCGATTTTGTTGTTGAGCGTAAGACAAAAAATGTGGAAAAGTATATCAAAAATGCCTTTTCAGATAAATATAGAAAGGGTAAGCAATTAAATAAGTTCAATAAATCTGTTATTGTAATTAAAATTGATAAAAATGAAATTATAAACGCGGCTCGAAAAATAAACGGTGAATTCAAAAGCCATAGCCAATCCCATAAAGTTATAGTGATAATTGATAACAAAGTAGCAGAAGTGAGTAAAACAATGAAGTATGAAGATATATTGTCTGAAATGACAAAAGCAAGTAAATAAATACTTGCTTTTGGGCCGGGTGGAGTCGTTGCCGCCTCCCCCCAAATGAGTTACAAAAAAGCTACCCGAAAGTAGCTTTTTATAAGTGGGGGGCTTGATCTCTCGCGCCCGTAAAGTCCCGACTTACTTTACAAATATACAACAAAACCTATACCAATGTCAAGTAAATGAAAAAAAAATTTAACATAGTAGGAAACTTTGCCCGCTTACAGCAGTATATTGCCAATGACGCTCCGCGTATTATGGGTATTGAAGCGGTTAACCATTTTAAAGAAAGCTTTGAAAAAGGCGGATTTACCGACCGCTCTTTTGTGCCGTGGCATATTGCCAAACGGCTCGACAGCAGTAGCCCGTGGTTTGGTTTTCAATACCGGGCACGTGTGGCAACTCCCGACAATCACCCTAAACGAAAGGGAGCCAAACAGCCGTATAAACCCCGCAAAGTAAACCCGATAACCAATTACAGCCCTGCAGCAACCAAACGCAAAACCCTTACCGGACTTACCGGAGACTTGGGCGACAGCATACATTATATTATCCGAAACGGCAAAGTAATTGTCCGCAGTGACTTGCCCTATGCACGCGTGCAAAACGAAGGCGGAATGATAAAAGTATTTGGAAAGAAAAGCGTTTACCTGCGACCGCGTAAGTTTGTAGGATACAGCTTTGTGCTACAAAACCGCATACATAATATATTAAAACAAGATATTGATAAAATTTTACGACTATGAAACAACTACTTAACAGCATTATTAAACGCATAGACAGCGGACAATTGGTTAAATACATTGATGCCGATTGGGGACAAATAGACTTTTATAACCCGAATGCACCGGTGCAGTTCCCAGCCGTGTTGGTCGATATTACCAATGTGCAGTTTAGTGATATAGGTATGAGCAAAAACGCCATTCCGGAAAATCGCCAACAAGCAAGCGGACAAATAAGCATTCGTATAGCTGACTACAAGCTGGGTAATACCAGCGCACGGGCACCGCAATGGCAAAAAGACAATGTGTATAAAATATGGGATATTATGGACGGACTGCACAAACTGTTACATGGCTGGCGGCCACTTGATAACAGCGGTAAACTGATACGTGCTTCGCTACAACGTATTAAACGCAATGACGGTATGCAAGAGTATGTTGTTACTTACAGTTTTGGGCTTCACAACGTTTAGGGTGCAGCTTGGCGTCAATTTCGGCAATTTCTTTGTCTATATTGGTGTTAAAAATCTCGTAAAGCGTTTGCCTACTGATAAAGAATTTGGGATAAATATAGTTGCGCCACACAAAAGTAACCGGCACCCATTGTGTTTTTTTTTCAAAATAATAATCACGTATTTGCCGATAACGTTGCAAAGTGTGTTTACGTCTCAATAATTTGGTTCGTTCGCCCTGTGTAAGCATACTACAAAGATAATGGCGCTTGTAGTAATAACCAAATACTTATATAAAAAACCGCCCCCAAGACAGTTGTGGGCGGTTAATAAGATCATATATATTTATTATTTTTTATTTTTTTTATCTATTCGTTTCATTTCCCTGCTAACTTTTTTTATATCTTTTTTTACAGATGGCAACTCTTTCTTAGCCTGTGGCAAATTTTCAGGGCTTACTCCCATATTCTTTTTAATAATATTTCTCACCTCCTTACCTACATTATAATGTGTTTGTTCAAGCGCTCTTTGTCCCTTTACATTTTTATTTTTAATACGCTCTTCTGTTTGCGTTATTCTAAATAAATTAGCGGCAAGCTCTGTGCGTCCCATATTATCCATTAGCTTGCGTTTGTCAATTTTTCTACGTCTTGCCAATTTCCACGATTCCATATTATAAAGACCTAAATAACCGGCATTTTGGAATTTCGCATAGTCAGACACACCGTGACCTTTCGCTGTTGATGCTAATGACTTATTCCCCTCTATTAATTCATCTCGTATTAACAATCTATCAAAGTCATCTCTATTTTGTAAATATATTTCAAACTTTCGGGTCTGTTCTGCAAAATATTGCTGTGCCTTTGCTACTTCAGGCTTTTTTGGGTTGCCATTCATAACAACTAAGTAACAAGCAAATCTTGTTAATTTAAAATCATTAATTTCTTTACCGTCAATATTTCTTTTTTCTAAAATAATATTCTCATAATGTGGAATATTTAAAGTAATAAACGCTTTTGTTGCCCTGTCAATTACTTTTTTAAATGACTTCATATCAGGGTAATCAAGCATCTTCATAAGATCACTTGCCCACCAATAAGTAATGCCATTTTCATTTTTAAAATCTTCAAACGATAAAGAACTATCGCCCGTATTAGTTATTATGTCACTCATGATGAAAAATTTATAATACAAAGCTACAAAAAAAAACAACCGGTCACAAATTGCGACCGGTTTACTTCTTTTAACGTCCAGACCTGTGGCTTGCACAGGCGGGGACGGGTTTCTTATGAGTTGTCCTTCTCAAATCGTTTACCACAAATTTGACATACCGGAACGGCATACTGACTGGCAAAGGCGTCATCATCTATGGCGGATGTGCCGTTATCGTATTTGTGGCTACAAAGCTTTTGTATGTCTTTAATTATTGCATCTACCTGATCCAATTCATCTTGTATAAGTTGGCGTTTGCGTTGCCAAAATGCGATGCTATTTTTGAGTTCTTTTTGGGTCATTGTTTATTATTTTATCAATAATTAATCTTTCTTTCTTGACCCATTTGCCGTTTTCAAATATCTCAATCGGTATGGATTGCTTTAATTTGTTCATATTTATAAATCTTCCATTATAAATATACGACTGTAAATTACAATGTATGATTTCGCCATTTTTAGCAATATACATATCAAGTAAATCTTGG